CATGCTAAAGTTTCGCGCACAGCTATTTCCGTAAAGGAAGAAGTAAATCTAAACATACTAGATGCTATAGCGCAAAGTATCCAGAACGTCTTAGCTACCGCGCCCAAGATTCCAGAGGAGTCAAATCCCAAACAGCTCGAAATAGAAGCAGAGTTCACGCGAGGAGCTACAGACAGTTCCTCGCAACTTTTTATGATGGAAGAAGGTATAAATAAGGATACTCTGGAAAATTTGGACGCGAAGAAACTAAAAGTAAATTAGTATGAGGTGGGAGGTACTAACAGATGCGGCGATCGCTACTAAATCCGGGCTATAGGTTTCTGGCAGATTCCTATCCGGTGACACACGATTACCTACAAGCTGTTAGTATCTTCCCGCAGGGATGTGTCTAAAAATCTGCCCCGCGGCTTAGCCGCGGAACTTGTGCCAGTAATAAGAATTTGAGCTAGGAGAAGGAAATTCGTAGGCGTTAGGCTTGCAGAAAGGGGACGAGAGCCATTTAGGGATGGTTCTGAAAAACTAAAACCTTCTCCTATGAGTTACACAATAGATGACATATCCGCCATAGTAGCTGACGATAACTTGAACGTGTTACGTCCTCAGACTTCCCGTTACTCTCCCAGGTCGGTGTCGAATTCGTTTCAGGTAATACCAGTTTCGGATAAACTGGATCAGAAGACAAAGAAGGCGATTCATCGTATAAATTCTTTTGGTTCTTTATTTTATTTTGCTACAATAGTTCTTAAAAAATCAAAGATGCAAGTAAATCCTGATCGCTCTAAGAACTTACATTATCAGATGTGTAAAGTTGTTGAGAAGGATGGGATACAAGATGTCATTGAGATACCACGAGATCATTTTAAGTCCACGATATTTAGCGAAGCTCTTCCAATATGGAGATCACTATGCTTTGCTGACGAGGACGAAGCCTTACTACGAAGCATCGGAGGTAATTATGGCTCTGATGAATTTCTCTTATGGATGCGACGTGCTCACAGACAAGATTTCAGATGGCTCCTTGTGTCTGAAGTCATAAAAAATGCAGTAAAACTTGGAAGAAGGATTGCTTCACATTATGAGAGTAACGAAATATTCCGATACATATTTAGTGACATACTCCCCGAATCGGGAGGTACTTGGAACAATGAATCACTACATCACAAGCGTACATCCGCGGGCGCCGTTCACGGTGAAGGAACATATGACTTTATTGGATCTGGTGGAGCACTCCAGTCAAGGCACTACGATGGAATTGTCGAAGACGACATGGTTGGTAAGGAAGCAATCGAATCAGAGATTGAGATGGAAAAGACTATAGACTACCATAAATTATTAGTAGGCGCCTTCGATGCAGAAGCAGATAGCTCTGGAAGAGAGAATGACGAATTAATTGTAGGTAATAGATGGGCATGGAATGACCTCAATAGTTGGATACGTCAGAATGAGTTATACTTCAATTTTACTACTCACTCCGCACTCGGAGGGTGTTGTAAATTGCATCCTTACGGAACTCCTATCTATCCAGAGGCATTTAGCATTGAGAAGCTTGAGAAGTGGAAGAAACGACTTGGTACTTATCACTTCTCCTGCCAATTCCTTAATATGCCAATTAACCCTGCTGAGCTTAAATTAAATAAAAAAGATTTACGCTATTATGAATTTGTGAGCGCGAATGAAGATAATGCAGTAATTACTCATAAAAAGAAGCGCATAGCTATTCGGCATCACGTACATGAAGGCGATGTAATCAAGGATGTTCTTCCTCGTACGCTTCGCCGATATATGATTATAGATCCTAATCACGCCGAGCAAAAAGGTCGTTGTCGCCACGCAATAACAGTTACTGGAGTAATGGATGACCCACGTAGAATCTATTTGCTGGACGTATGGGCCAAGGCAAGCAGCATTGAGCAGTTCATCAATGTTATATTTATCATGTGTAAACAATGGAAGCTCACAGAAGTCTATCTGGAAACAATTGCAGCCCAACGCTATCTCCTGTATCATCTTAGGTACAGGCAATCAATTACCGATTCCGCTAGTGATGACGCGTATATTAAAAGTATTAATTTCAAAGAACTAAAGACTCCGAGGACAGCAAATGCGAAACAATTACGAATTGAAAGTCTTATCCCAATCATTGAACGGCACGAATTATGGGTTAATACTACAGGGCAAGAGGAGTTTATGGAAGAGGTTGAGACGTATCCCAACGGGCCATTACGCGATGTTTTGGACACCCTTGGATATGGCCCCCAAGTGTGGGATTTTGACGAAAGTGAAGAAGATATTGAGGATTTTCTGAGTAGTGGACTTAGTAGATGGACGCGCAGTACAAAGAGTGAATTGTACGAATTAACATAAAAAGGAGAATAGCAAATGCCTCTGATTTCAGATGAGTATGATTTCAGTGTAGAGCTACCCGCTAATATCGCGGTAGGAGGAAAGATTTTGAAGTTAGTTAAGAGCCGGACTGGTGAGGATGATAAGCAAGTAGTATTTTGTAAGTTGCTAACAGAAGAAGAGTATGCAGAAGAACTAGGGCTTGAAGACGAGGACTAGTTAAATAGGGCCATGTACTATAAACCTTTACTCGAAGGAGAAAAAGTATGGCACAGTTCCTAGCAATTATAACACCAGTTGATCTTGGCGCACATCCAGAACATCCAATCGCGGGAGTACCACCGGGATATCCTGCTAGTCCAGTTGCACCAGTACCACCGGGATATCCAGAACATCCAATATTTTATCCGCCTGTTATTTCTGGGCCTCCCGGCCCGTGGCCCACTCCACCTATTTATTTTCCACCTCCTGCTCCGGGCTACACACCAGAACATCCAATCTTTCTACCACCTCCTGCTGCTCCTGCTAATCCGATTTATATTCCTAGCCCAGTTCCTCCTCAGACGCCTGGAACACCTGCACATCCGATTGTACTACCTCCGCCTCCGCCTGATGCTCCGCTGGAGCCAGTAGTAGGATGGACTGCTCTTACTGGATGGGTCGTAGTATTTGTTCCCGCAGAAGGAACACATCTTCCTACTCCATCGGGAGCTGGTGGGCCGGGAAAAAAGTAGAACCCCGTCCTTATTTTCAGGGCGGGTTAATAGATAGAATACGAAGCAGGTTCTAAAATGCCTAGGGTTCGTCTTAATAAAGTACAATTCGGGACTGATGGTAATGCTGAGATGTGGAAGTATGTAGATAAGCAGTGTAACTATTGGCTCGATAAGACGAGGAATTTTAGAACTAACACTCTGAAAAGGTACGCCCGATTATACAAGGGCGTACCTATTGGAGAAGTAAAAAATACTCCTTGGCCTAATGCGGCGAATAATATAATTCAAATCATTGCAACTCATTGCGATCAACTTCTTAGCCGCGTGATGAGCTTATATATGGTAGAACCTCTGTGGCCTATAAAACTTCTGGGCGAGCTAAATGAAGAGGAGAATAGTACAGAACTTAAGGATGTACTTGAAGGCTTTCTAGGAGATGCAGCACTTGATACTGATGAACTTGATATGTATCGTACGGAACAGACTTGGTTCTCTGGAGCTACTAGAAACGGGACAGGGGTTATAAAGCTTCCATATCAGTATGTTGTAGAAGCTCAACTCGTGGATATGATAGGTATAGATACTGGTGCACACAAGAATGTATTTCGAGATTGGGTAAAGTACGATGGGCCAAGACCTACAAACGTGCCACTAAATAAGTTCGTTACAGATTTGAATTTTTCCAGATTACGAGACTCCCCAATAAGATTTGAAATAGCTACTCTGAATCGCTGGCAATTAGAAGAGCGCGCGGAGCTAGGACTCTATTCGTGGGAAAAAGTTAATAAAGTACTTGGTCAGCCAGATCGTACTGGCTTGCATGAGGAAGTGCAACAGTATATAGAAACTACGCAAGGTATCAAAGATTCTCCGACGCAAGATGAAGTAGGGGATGAATATGATATTCTCGAAGTAGAATTTACGTACTGGCATAATAGTCAGAAGTTTAATTTATGTGCGCATTTGCACTTAAAGACCGAAACACATTTCTTGGCGTACTATAATTATTATCCACAAAATATAAGCATCTATGAAGATGCTAAGCTCGCCTACGATGATGACCAGTACTTAGGCTACGGCTTAGCTGAGATGCTGAAAGGGTACCAGGATGAGGTTTCTATTATACACAACCAGCGCACTGATGCTGGGACTCTTAATAATACCACTGCCTTCAGAATCAATAAAAATTCTAAGCTTCGTTCTATCCTCACTTTCTACCCTGGCGTTATGGTTCCAGCAGATAAGGATGAGATAGAGCGACTAGATACGAGCAATCCATATGCATCAAATACTGAAAGTGAGAATTTAACTGTTGCTTATGCGCAGCAAAGAAGTGGAATTGATCCTGCTATTGGCGGTGCTGGTGGTGGTATTGTTAATCCTAAACGTGGCGTGTATTCTGCTATGGGTACATTCGCAGTAATGCAGCAGCAGAATAATAGAACAGGGCTTAGAACTAGCGATATGAGGAACGCACATACTAGAGCTGGTGATAAAATAGCTAAAGTATATGCTCATTTCGGGCTTGGTTCTAAGATGAGGGCTTATGGTACAGACGCTGAAGTATTAGGTAGAGCGTTTAGATATTTTCGTGAGGGAAGACTTGGTTTGCTAATTCGTCCTAGCAGCGCTTCAATTAACAAGGAGATGGAGAAACAAAATGATTTGCTTCTTACACAGCATTTAGAAAGACTCTATGCCGGAGACGCGCAGGTAATACAAGCTCTTAGTACTCAAGGAATGCCAGATGAATTAAAAGCGTATTATATGGACATGCTGAAAGCGAAGAATCTTTTAATGAAACACATTCTACGGAGTTATGGCCACGAGGATATAAAATCTTTAATACCAGTACCTAGTTTCCTCAAAGGTCAACGACAAGGAGTACCAAATGTCCAAGGTGGAGGGGGAGGAAGTATTCAAGGAGCTACTCAAGCACAGGGAGCGTCTCCGCAATCTGTACCGGGCGCAGGACTTCCAACTGCTCCTAGTGTACCTGGAGCAGGAACTAGCCAACAGATCCAATGAGTTAGTTTTTGATAAGCATACGAAGTATGAGCGTGGTTTGATTCAGGGAAAAGCACAGGCTTTGTATGCAATAATTCATTTACCAGATGAATTGTATGAATTGAAGAGTTTGGAAGAAATAAATGAGCAAAAATTAAAAGAATTACGAACGGAGGAAGAGGATGAGGAGATCATTTGATACATTTTATACTGTGATGGATAAAGGATTTAGAACTCCATGTTGGATTTGGACTGGAGCAAAAACTAAACTTGGTTACGCTGCTATTTTTAGAGGGGGAAGAACAGTAAATGCTCATAAGTATTCATATGAACAATTTGTAAAGGTAGTTGGCTTAGGTATGACTTTGGATCATCTTTGTCATAATAGGGATTGTGTTAATCCTGAGCATTTAGCGGAAGTAACACTTGCAGAAAATTGTCAGAATAGAATACATAGACGTAGCTACAGAAGGAGATAGATTATGGCAGCGAGATGGTTCCAGAAGAATGAGCAAGAAGAGAAACCTGTTAATCAACAGGCAGTAGCTGATGTGCGTAGTATCGAAATCAAACCAGAAATTCTCGAAGCTGCTATGAAGCCGCACCTAGATGCTCAGGAAGTTCGCCTCGCAGCTACGATGGATGAGAAGTTGAAAGTAGTAAATGATTTCTTTACTCGCCATAATCAACAGCAGGAAGAACAACAGCGTAAACAGCAGAATGAGAATGAATCGCCTTCGGATTTGGATTATATCAATGATCCCGGAGGCT